GCGTGAGGGCAACCATCTGCACCCCCAAACTACCTCCGGGAGTAATGCCAGAGCCCGTGAGAGTGCTTACCGGAGAATTGGGATAGGCCATGATCTACCTCACATACCGAACGACAGCGCGCCTAAGACTGCGCTCGACTGGTTGACTACCTCGTGGCTAAGGCCATGCTCGGTAAGAAGAGCCCGCGCCGCCGCGATCCTGTCTTCCAACCTCTGGCCGCTCGGCTGCTGCACGATCCACAGCTCAACGTATGTGCGGAGATACTTCATTGGGTTCCCAATGTCTCCCGCGTGAAACCGTCCGGGTCGCGCAAGAACGCCTCGATCTGGTCGTCCTGGTACTTGACCGGATTGCGGTGCAGCTCAGCCCGAGCCTCGTCCGCGTTCTTCGTGCCGAACAAATCAAGATCCTGAGATCGCCAAGTCGGTCCGGCCGGCGCGGTCGGCGGCGTCTTGGAAGCGACCCAAGCCGCAGCGGCGTCAACCGCGACGCCGACGTCGCCAGACACGCCCATCTCCTTGACGCGAGCGACAGCCTTGTCGATACCATCTTCGGTCAAGCTGTAATCGCGGCGCGCCTTGTCAATCGCCTGTTCGATCATTGTTTTGGCGCTGTGCTCTTCCCATGCCATGCGCTCTTCAGCGCGTGCTTTCTCGATCTTATCGAGACGCTCCCTAAGCATGACATTCTCGGCCCGAAGCGGCGCAACAAACGGCGCCACGGTGTCGTCGATGATCTTGGCGTCGGGGAACTTCGCCTTGGCGGCGCGGCGAACCTTCTCGCCGATCTCACCATCGCTCCACAACTGCTCGAGCAGCTCGGCGGCGCGAATCTGAGCTTGGGTGGCCTCGGCCATTTTACTTGGCCCTCGGCGCCGAGCCGCGCGACCCGTCCTTGCCGACGTGGTCGATCGACTTGATCCCGCTGAGACTGCCCTTCGGCTGAGCCGACGGGCGAGCGCCGATGTCCATCGCCTCGAAATCAGCGACATATTCCATCAGACTGCGATCGATCTTGACGTCGCCGTCATACGGCTTGGGGAATTTTCCGCTCGTCATCTCAAGCTCCTGGCATCGGTGGCATCGGGGGCCCGCCGCCGCCGTCAGGCGAAGGCGGAGGAGCAGCGCCCGCTCCGGGCATCTGCGGGGCCGGCGCGCCGGCCTGCTTGGCGTTTCGCGCCATCTCGACGAGTTGCTGGATCATCGCGCCGGGATCGCCCTTCGCGCCGCCCTCTTTCTCAACGGCCTTGCCGATTTCGGTCAAAGCCTTGAGACAGGCGGTGTGGATGGCTGAACCCATCGGCAGCGCGGGAAGCGCTTCCTGAAGAGTCTTCAGCCCCAGCTTCAGCTTCTCCATGCCGCTCGCCGCCGCGCCCTTCATCGGACCGGGCGCTGACGCTGGGCCAGCCACACCCGCCTGTGGCGGGGAGGGCGGAGCGCCGGGCATCATCGGCATAGGCATTCTGAAAAACCTCAGTGTGTTGGGCGAGGCACGCGAACACCTCGCCCATTGTTCACGGACGACCCGGAATTACTTCCGGCGGCCCTTACGACCCTTGTGACGCGCCATGGGAGTCTCCTTGTTGACGAGAGGGAAGAGACTAGCCTCACCCCTACGAGCCGAGAGACTACGCTGGACCAGAAGCGCGTGTCAATATATCGTGCGAAAAAGGCGAAGCTTATCAATACCATAGGATGGTATCAAAATGAGGATACCCCGTGACGCCAAGCAGCTGACCCAGTTCGTCCGCGAGACCGCGTCGCACTGCATGTCGTCCCGTCAGGCGCGAATGAACCGTGGCGCCTTCTATCAGGGCTACATCGACACCGGCTCGTCAGACGCAACGACGCCGGCGATGTACAACAAGCTGTGGGTGTCGCTCGACGACCTCGAATCCCTTCTGTTTTCCCCCGTATCGCTGCGCTTCCACATCGGCGACCCCGACTATCCCTCGGTGATCAACGAAGCCAAAGGCCGTGCCGCAGCCGCGCACATCCGAAACCAATACCGGCGCTGCGACGGCGATTCGATGTTCAGCCAGGCGGTCAACATCGGTCTGGTGCGCGGCAAAGGAATCATCAAACAGAGCTTCGCCAGCGGACGGTTGTCGACATGGCTGGTGCAGCCTGAAGATTTCGGCGTGCTGCGCGAGAACTACGACCGCCTCGACGAGAACATGGGCGCCTTCAATCATTCGATGCTGGTCACGTTCGACCAATTCGTCGGCCTGGTGAAGAACCACCCCGACAAGAACGAGATGCTGAAAAAGGTCAAAGCCTATACACGCGACAGCGCTGGTCTGACCGACACGCGCGGCGGCACGGCGATGAACATCACCGTCGGCGGGCTCTACCCGATGCAGGCGGCGGGACAAGGCGGCCCCCAGATAAACGGGCGCGTCGACTGGATGGGCCGACCGCAACCGCAGCTCGATCCGGCTGTCGAGCAAACACTGATCGAGCTCAACGAAACGTGGATTTGGGACGACCAGCGCGAGGATTGGGCGACATTCCAGATCGTCGGCGACGACCTCTTGGTGATGGGAAAATACACGATTCAGAACGCGCTAGCGTTCGACCCGTCGTCACAAACTTCGGCGCCGTGTCTGAAGGGTGATCACCCCTATTCGACATTCTGCCCGAACCCTGTGCCAACCTACTTCTGGGGCGCGTCCGAGGTGCAGCGGCTGATCTTCCTGCAAGAGGCGATCAACGCGCGACTCGTCGGCACGAACAAGATGCTGCGCATGCAGGAAGACCCGACGACCAAGTTCGTCGGCTCGACTGGCGTCAACCAGCTGGCGCTGTCGAAATACAAGAAGCCAGGCGGCCACTACGTCGAGATGAACGCCAACGCCAAGATCGAAAAAGATCGCATCGAAATTCCGCAGGACCTGTGGGCCTCGTTGCACGAATACGAGCGCATGTTCGACGAGATGATGGGCGTGCCGCCGATCGCCAAAGGCCACGGCGAAAAGGGTGTGCGCTCCGGCGCACATGCCGACACGCTGGTTCGCATGTTCTCGCCACGCTTCAAGGATAGGGCGCTGCTGATCGAACGCGACATCGAGCGCAGCGGCGCGCTGACGCTCGACATGGCGCGCGTCCACGTCGCCAAAAAGTTGGTCGCTTGGGTTCCCGAAGCCGAAGCGTCGCTGCAGAACGTGTCAACGCCGGAAGAAAACCTGCTGCTGACGCCGCCAGCCAAAGGGCTGGTTCCGGTCTACTTCAGCTTCGGCGATTTACCCGACGACGTGACGCTAACGGTCGACGAACACAGCTCATCGCCGGCATTCTCGGCCGACGGCAAAGCGCTGATCTTCGACATGCTGAAGACCGGCCTGCTGTCGCCGATCGAGGCGGTCGAGCATCTCGACGTCACCGATCCCGAAAGCGTTCAGGCCAACATCATGCGCCGCGAAATTGCAAAAGCCGAAGCGGCCGAAAAAGAATCGCAAATGAAACTCGCCATCCACCAAGGCGGCAAGAAGTAACCGAAGGAGAAAACCATGTCTCGCTATCATGTCGACAACCGCATGACCAACGCCCAACAGGCGATCACCACGACATTCAAAACCCAAGTTCAAGTGTGGTCAGCAACCGCCACGCTCTGCCGCGGCCGCGCCGTGGCGCTACAGATGGGCCCCGACGGCGCCCCCAACGCCACCGACTGTCAGATCGTCTACGAGGTGCAGCGCGCCACCGCCGACGGCACCTCGACTGTGTTCACGCCCGACCCGCTGAACCCGGCGGATGTCGCTTCACGCATGGTCGCCCACAACGCCTACACCGCTGAGGGCACCTACACGCTCGACATCTTCTCGCGCTCGCTCAACCAACGCGCGTCGATGCAATGGGCAGCGCAGGACACCGACGCCATGCTGACCTGGGCGGCGACCAACCTCGTTGGTCTGGCGCTGATTGCGCTGTCGCCGACCTATGCGTCGAACGTCCTGTTCGGCATGGAGTATGACGACCTGTGAAAGCCTGCAAGGTCTGCGGCGCGCCTGCGCTCGAACAGGTGCGAGGCCATCTCACCGAAAACGACAAGGGCTACGTCGCGCCGCGCGGCGTCGGCCCGGAAGCGAACTCGAACAACCCAGCGAATGCGACGGACACGCGCGTCGTGTGCAGCAACACGAAGCTGGCAATGCGTGGCCCCGGCGGCGCTCCCGTCGTAATCGAGGCCGACGCAAAGGCGTGGAATTTCTCCTACAACGGCGAAGGCTTCGTCTTTCCGCTGTGTGACAACCAAACCGGATGGAACAAAGCCGAATTCTCCGACTACACGCGATTCATCTGGGACCGAGACCATGGGGCCTAGCCGACAAAGAAAATCTCGCGGATACAGCATCATCACCGATCCGGCGTTTGCGCACCCGACCGAAACGGACACGTTCACATGCCTCCATTGTTCAAAGGTCATGGACAAGCCGCCGTTCAAGTCGGCAACCGACGACGCAATCGGCGCGTGGTGCCATTGCTGCAACGGACCGATCTGCCTGCGCTGTGTCGGCAAAGGTTGCCGGCCGATTGAGAAGTGGCTTGACCGCATGGAGTCGCGCCGCAGCATGTTTGAATGTGCGTCGTCATAGCGCATGACTCGCGTCATCATCACCGCAGCAGGCGCGGGGAGCGTCGTCGCCCCAGCGGGGACCTATCAAGTTCTCGTCGAGGCGTGGGGCGGGGGCGGCGGCGGCGGCGGCGCAACGTCCAGCTACGCCAACGGCGGCGGCGGCGGCGGTTATGCAAAAGCCACCTGCCCCATCTCGGGCGGCAGCACGCTTTTTTGGAATGTCGGTGCGGTAGAAACCGGCACAACCGGGGCCGGCGCAAACGGAAACAATTCGTGGCTTAACGTATCCGCCAATTCTCAGCCGGCGGTCATCGCTAACGGCGTCTTTGCGGTCGGCGGCACCGCAGATGACACGACGACGCCGCCTCCGGGCGGTGGTTTTGGACCGAGCGGCGCGTCCGGTTTTACCGGGGGCACTGCGGGTATTAGTGTCGGCGGGGGCGGCGGGGGCGCCGGATCGGCTGGCAATGGATCTAACGGGGGAAGCAGCTCTGGGGGGGCCGGGGGAACTCCAGACGGGGGCGCTGGCGGCAATTCTAACTATGGCGGCGCTGGGGCGCCGGGCGCCCAGCCGGGCGGGGGCGGCGGGGGCGGCGGCGCCGGCACCGGCGGCAATGGCGCCGCGGGCCAGATCGCCTACACATTCTACATCGCATCGGTCCTCGTCTTGCAGTGGATGGGGCAGAGTGACGTTCGCCCGCCACCGCCGAAGACGGGCATGGCCGATCTGGCTGGCGCCATCGGCGTCATCGCGAGCGCGACGCCAACGACGTTCGTTTCGCAATGGCTCGGACAGAGCGACACGCCGCGTCTGCCACCGAACCGTCGAATCGACGATCTCGCCCTCCCACCCGGCGCGCCGAAGGGCGAGTTCCTGCCAAACGACGTCGGACAGTGGCTGGGGCAGAGCGACACATCACGCCTCCCACCGCCAAAACCGCCTGACAGCGCCTCGTTGTCAATCGCGCCGCCGACGCCGCCGACGCCGTCGATCTTCTGGATGGAGGAGAGCGGCCTCGGGCGCTGGACGCTACTCAAGCCGCCGACAATGTGGGACCAATCGGCGTCCTACGTCGCGCCGGTCACGCCGCCGGTCCCGCCGATCGTCACCATGACGTGCATCTACTCGCTGACGCCGAACTTCACGGCGCCGCAGATGATGCGCGCAACCTCGCGCTACGCCAAGCTCGGCGACACGCTCACCTGGGCGGTGTCGTTCTACGTCAACCGCTCGATCGTGCTGACGCCGATCGCCGCCAACGTGACGATCAGCTACCAGACCAACGCCGGACCGGCAACCGCGGTTCTGCCGTTGAGCGCGACCGGCTACCAGCGCTTCGCCGCATGGACCGTGCCGGCCAACGCCATCGAAGTGTCGATTGCGACGTGGACGATCTACAAGGGCGCCGATGTCGCCGCGCGCGGCGCGATCAACATCTTCGGTCGCTTCGCCAAACCGATTCGCAATTCCTGAAACGAAAAACCCCGCCGCTAGGGAAGCGACGGGGTAGTCTGGGAGGAAACGTCCGACCCGCAGGTTGGGGGACCTGTGCGGATCGACATAACAATGGTCTAACTCGGCCGAAACGTCAACCTTTCTTCTTGCCTTTCGGCGGGTGCGCCCACTCGCCAAGATTGGAGATCCGGCCCGACTTGGCGGCAGGCGTCGGAGCTTTGGTCGGCGCTACGGCTTTGGCGAACGCGCCAGCGCCCTTAGTCTTCGTGGTCTGCGGCATTTTGTCACCCTTTCTTATAACCCTCGGCGCTCGGCCGACCGGGATTATAGCGGTCATTCTTGATCGCCACAGGCGCCGGACGCGAGGTCGGAATGATTGCCGTCGGCTTGACCGAGTTGCGCGCGTAGGCCCCGCGGATCGCCCGCTCGCCGACAGCGCGCAGCCGCGCCGAGGGAATCGTCATGCCGCGCCGACCGTCGGTCGAGATCACCGGCGTCACCTTGTCGGGCTTGTTGGAGAACATCGCGTCGGCCAACGCCTGCTGAGCCTGTGGCAGCTTCGGCGCCATCGCCTCGCCCTCGCGGATGTTGTCGCGCAAGTCGGTGTAGTGGCCGTCCTCCATGACGATGCGCGCCGTCTCGTCGACCGCCTTGACGCGAATGTTCTGGCCGATCGTCGCCGGCGCGCGGCCCTCTTCGAGCATCTGCCGCAGGTTCTCATTCTCGCGCTTCAGATCGGTCATTTGCGACGTTTCAACGCAGCGACGATTTGGACAAGGCGGGTCCTTCTTGGGCTCGGCCTTCAAGGTCCGAATCCACCTATGCCCGCACTTTCCACACTCGAAAGTGATTCGCTTCATGCGAGGGCCTAAATACTGATCTGAATCAACCCACTCAGAATCGACGGATGTCGTCGTCATCCCCGCCACTCCCGCCAGCCCTTCGGCTCGAACGCCACCGGCTTGCCGCCGGTGTTGCGCTGCGCCCAGAAACCATAGGCTTCCCAGCGCTTGCCCGCGCTGGTCCCGGCCCAACGCCGCGACGTCTGCCACTGCGCCACAACGCTCTGCTCGCCGTCGAGCGTCAACTGCACCAACGCGTGGTCGTGGGGCGGCGCGCCGTAGCGCCCACCGACTTCCGGCGGCTCCGGCATCGCATGCCAATCACGCATCGGATCTTCGGGCTCCGGCACAGTCGGCGGCGCTTCGACCGGCGAGTCGTCGCCGAACAGCGCGTCGTCTTCCGGCTGCGACATTTTAACGCCCTCATCAGGCGCTGCAAATTTGTAGTCTCTCGACTGCTTTGCCATCACTCGCTCCATGAAAAAACAGCAAACCCCAACCAAGCCTCGGGGCCTGCCTTAACAGGAACATCTAAAATTGTGACGCCCTGAGATATATCCAAGTCCTTACTGGTCATGTCGCATGCCAACTCCGCCCAGTTACTGGGGTTCAGCACAACTTTTTCAGGAGCGTAACCACCATGCCCGGCCTGCGCTCGGCACATAGTCTGAGCTACTCCAGCCAGTGTCGACGCAATAAGTTTGATAACCGCCGTCACCATCTCTCGCTCCTCAAGCAAGGCCCTGGTCATGGAGCCACTTCGGCGGCTCCGGCTCGGTGTTCGCCCGCTCCTCTTGCGTCCGCAAGAAGTTTCGAACAATCGAATTGACCGCCGTCTCTTGCTTCGTCTCTTGACCCGACTCGGCCTTCATCACCACGTCGTAGGTCAAGCCTTGGGCTATCATGCCGCGTCGAACCCAATCTGTCCAGGCGCGCGCCGCCAGCGCGGCGGCGAACACCCGGTCATCCTTCATGTTCTCGTCGGTCGACTCCGGCGCGCCGATCTCGCCGTCGTTGACGACGACGATCGACATCTCGCGCAGCAGGCCGAACGACCGGATCTCGATCTCGCGGCTGGAGTAGACGCCGCGGTAGCCGTGCAGCAGCTCCATCTTAGTGCGCCAATTGGTCTCGAAATTGGCCATGTAGCCGGCGCCGGGGCTGTCGGCCTTGTGGTAGAGATACCAGCGCGCCTGCGCGCCGGCGTCTTCCCAGCCGCGCGCCGCCGTCTTGGCGACGTTCATCTCAGCGCCGATCAACTGGCGCAGATGCTCGAACTCGCTCATCACCAGCCGACCCGGCCCGCCGAGCTCGACATTGCACATTGAGTTGCGATAGGCGGCGCAGAGATGGAACAGCACCCACGACGCGTGCTTGGTTTCGACGTCAGCCGTGATGTACTCGGCGACCTGCACCATCTTATCGGCGAAGCAGCGGAACACCAGAATTGCATGATGATCCTTGTGGTCGTTTCGGCCGTAGGCCGGATCGAAACCGATCACATATTGCGCGCCGTCGACCGGCTCTTCCCACACCTTGAGCTCGACGTCGTCGACATCGTCGACGTTCGAGTCCATTGTGATCATCTTGAAGTGGAAGAAGTCACCGTCGACCTCATAGCGATAGCCATCGAAGATCGGCTGATCGTCCTGCATCCGCTTCATGTCCTGGCCGATCACCGCGACCTGAAAAAAGCTGTAGCCGGTCTGGACGAACGCGTCCTCAAAGGTGCTCGGCTGATTTTGCTCGAGGAGATTCTGCTCAGCGCCGGCCTTGGTCTGCTTCCAACGGAACCATGCCAATTGCTCGGTCGTGACGCGGTGCTGATAAAGCTTCTCCACGTCCTTGAGCATCTTCGCTTCGGCGCCGGTCGGCGGCGAAAGCCCGTAGGCCGAGAAGCGCGGATCGCCGCGCGTGATGCGGTTATTGTCGCCGGCCCACCAGCCGATGAAGAACGAGCGCTCGGTCAGATCATTGAGCCCCGCCATCCAGCGCGTACGCCAATGGTTCATGCCCTTGGCGGTCGACTCACGCATGAACAGCCTGTTCGGATTGTTCTGTGCAAGACCTTCTTCGAGCGACTTGAAACCTTCAACATCACCAAACGCCGCAACCTCAGTAGCGTGCATCAGCGCGTAGCCTTGGCCCTCGCCCCAACTGATCGATTTCTTCTTGGTGCCGGCCACCAGCAAGTCGAGCCGCGAGCCATTCGAGAATTGCAGCATCTGCCGGTTCGATCGAACGATGCTGAACGCTTCGCCAAAGTACCCCTCCGGGAACGAAGCGACGTAGCCCTCGATGATGCTGCGATCAACCTCACGATTCTTCTCGGTGTCAGTGACAAGACAGCCAATCAGGTTAGCGTGAACCGCCAACCAGAAGACATCGATCGCCAACGAAATGGTGGTTATGCCGAGTTGTCGTGACTTCAATATGTTGAATGAATGGACGTCATCGTCGAGGCCTTGGCCGATTACCCGGAGAAAACGATGCTGGCTCTCCCACAATTCCAGCTTCGCGCCGCGCTCGTCGGTGGAGACAATTTCCTTCGACTTGATGCGGAGCTCGGCGACGAACTCCTCGAGCAGCTTGAGCCATTTCCTTGCGCGTGGCGCCATCAGTCAGTTCTCTTCGACATAAAGTAGAGCGCAGATTTATGCATCTCTCCGACCTTGGCCCAGTCGACAAATTCCGACGTGAGGTATGGCCCCTTCGACTCATCGACTGGGTAACACGGTCCAATCATCACGACGTCCTTCGCCGCCCACTTCCCGACGTCGGCCCACATGCGCACCAACTTGAGACGATCGCCGAGGCTGCGGCTCTTCAGCCGCAAAGCCTTGACACGCTCATCGGTGAAACCGTCGTGCCGGCTTGTCCACATCAGCCACGCGATCTTCGCGATCTCGACAATGTACTTCTTCATGCCAACCCCATCTTCTCGCGCCACGCGTCGTTCACCGTCTGCTTCGCGTCGCGATCGATCTCGCTCCACGCGACGGCCTCGGTGACTGGCAAGCTGTCCGGTGTATCGGTAGCCGGTTTGTCGTTCGGGACCTGCTCGGCTGCCGACTCGTCGGCGCAGTCGAAGCCAGCGTCGAGCACAGCCTGTGCCACCCGGGAGAACGAGAACCACAGTGACCGCGTAAATTCCTCGGCCGGCAAAGCGTAGCCGTGTATGCCAACGACTCGATAAGGCTCGGACGGGTAGACACGCGTATCAGCGTCAAGCCCGGTGACGGCTCGAGCGATGATCCGTGCCAGCTTCTCGACTTTGTCAGCCATTTGTCGCCTCAGTCGTTGCAGTAATCTTCGTAGGACGCGTAGACCTTGACGCCGTTGCGCCACTCGTACTTCGGCTTTGGCCACGCCGCTTCAGAGCGCGCCCACGACTCGCCTTGCGCACGCAGCATCTCCGCGCGCTGCTCTGGCGTCATCGCCTCAACCTTGGCCTTCAATCGGCGCAGTAGGTCTTCCAATTCCGGGCTCATCATAGCGTCTCATGTTTCTCGCCCGCCGCCGGCTCTTTGCCGACAGGCGCAAGCTGCTCAACGAATACCTCGCCGCCAGCAGCGTCGCTGCGCTCGACACAGATTCGAACAGCCTGCTCAGCCGAAGCTCCGGCGTACATAGCGCCCAACGCCATCTCCCCCGCAGCGCCGACCACGGCGACGTCCTGGCCCTCAAGCCGATAAGCTTGGCCTGCCCCATCAAGACGCCACATCTCACCATTCGGCTCCAGCCACACCGCTGACAACCCCGCGTCCTTATTGAACACCGGCGGCGTCTGCTGACGATCGTAAGACCGGGAGCCGACGAACCAATCACGAAACCGCTGTGTGTTCATCGACCCGCCGGCGCAACCCGCAACAGCGCCATCCTGCGCACGACACAACTTACGCGTCGTCTTCGACACAAGAATCGCGCCGTTCGCCTGCCAAGTGGACCCGTCGGCAGCGACAACGCCGTCCTTGATGCAGATAATCGTCATCCTGCCGCTCCATGCTTCTCGTCGACCGCCGCCGGGACGCCTTTGTCGATCAGGTCATGGGCCACGACAGTCGGCGGCCGACCGAGCAACTCGGCGAACGCCCACAGCCGATCGCGCAGCTTGGACGAGACGGCGATCGTGACGTGGTAGCGCTTGGCGTCGTCGCCCTTGTCGCGCCAATGCCGCGTCATTCGCCGTTCCCATGCATGTCCGCCGGTTCGCAGAACTTCGACGGCGAAACCGAAGCGGCCGCTCCGCCGCCCGGCGACGAACGCGGCGCGGCCGGCTGATCGACCGGATCGCTCGGCGGCATCTTAAAGCCTGGCGGAGTTTTTGTCGCCGCTGACGCCTGCTGCGCACGAAGCGCCGCTTCGCCCGCCCGCGCAATCGCGATCAAATGCTGCAGCTTCAGGTGCAGGCTCTGTGCGAACCACGTGTCCGCTGCTTCGAGCAACTCGCGCTCGAGATCATCAAGTTCGCTCATCCGAAAGCTCCTGCGCCCCAGAAAAAACAAATCGTAAACAATGCGCCTAGCCCCAGTCCGAAATCGAGCGAAACGACTACGCCGACCGCAACGAAAGCTATGACAAGGCTCATCGCTTCCGTACTCCAAACGCCCGCGGCCGCGACCGGTTATGTAGCCAGCGCATGACTTGCGCCGCGGCGATCCAGCCAGCGAGAAATCCGGCAACGACGCCGAGACCAAACATCACTGCCGCGTCTCCCCGAGCACCGACGTCTGAACTTCCTCGGACGCGAAAACCTCGGACCGAGCGTACTCGCCACACGGCATGTCGGGATTGACGGCTGGATAGACCGACTGGAAGCCAGGAGCCACCTGACCCTTCGGGCCGGGCATCGGCACGAGCAATACAGTGGGCGGGTAGCGGTAGCAGAACGTCTCCTGGCCTGCCATGCGCCGGTGCA